AAACATAAAAAGAATTATTGCGAGAATCATGATGGTCATCTAGGATGGACATGCCCTGTATCTACATTTGAAGGGTTTGAGGCGAGTCTTGACCTAGACCATTTAGATGGAGATCATCATAATAATACACCATCTAATGTTAAAACTTATTGTAAATTATGTCATGGTCGTAAGTCTTTAATTAATGGAGACTGTAATAGTAACAAAGCATCAACCCGTAGAATGGTATGAATAAAATTTTACTTGGGGATTCTCAAGAAGTATTAAAAACAATTGATGATGAGATAGTACATCTTACTTGTACTTCTCCACCATATTATAATGCTAGATCGTATTCTATTTGGCCGACTTATAAAGAATATCTAGAATTTCTTACTAATGTATTTGAACAAGTTCTTAGAGTAACTAAGGATGGTAGAATGTGCTGTGTTAATTTATCACCAGTCATTCAGGCAAGAGAGTCAAGAGCACATGAGAGTAAGAGACTAGCAATACCTTTTCATTTCTTTTCTTTGATGGAAAATATGGGATGGAAATATATTGATGATATTGTATGGTTAAAACCAGAAGGTGCTTCTCTTAATCGTAATGGTGGGTTTTTTCAACATCGTAAACCAGTGGCATATAAACCTAATGTAGTAAATGAAACTATATTTGTATTTCAGAAACCAGCAGATTTCTTAATTGATAAGGTTGTAAGGTCATATTCTGGTGAGGTTTTAAAAGAATCTCTTGTAAGTGATGGTTATGAAAGATCTAATGTTTGGAAAATAAATCCAGAAACAGCATCAAAACATCTTGCACCATATCCAAAAGAACTGAGTGATAAGATTGTAAAATATTATTCTTATGTTGGTGATTTGGTGTTAGATCCTTTTATGGGTAGTGGGACAACTGCTATTTCTTGTGTGGATAATAAAAGAAACTATCTTGGAGTAGAGTTGCATCAAGAGTATATTGATATGGCAGAAGATAGAATTGCTCGGTTTGCTCCTCTTCAAAAATTTTTAGGTTAACCACCCTCTTTTTTTGTCTAAATAGTTAAAAACTAGGAAAAATGCCTTACCATATCAAAAAACCTGGTCTTCCTCTTAATGCTGGCATAGGAGATGTGTACTATGTTGGTGGGTTGCAATGGGATAATACATATGCTAATAGAAAAGTATATTCATCTAAAGCAACTGCAGATGCTAGAATAGCTAATCCCGATGGAACAAATGGTGGATTTGTTAATGCTACTGTAATAACTGAATAAATTAAATGGCAATTGCAAAGAGAAAGCCTCCTGCTGAAAGGAGAGGAACTCCTATAACAAATAGAAATTTTTTAGCCCCTACTGGGTTTAAATTTGCACTGAGAAGAAGTCCTGCTGTTGCTTTCTTTTGTAATCAAGCAAATATTCCATCTTTAGATCTTGGAATAGCAGAGCAACCAACATATTTAAAAAATCTTGATGTTCCTGGCGATAAGATTCAATTTGGAGATCTTAATTTAAGATTTCTGGTTGATGAAGATCTTGTCAATTATATGGAGATTCAAAATTGGATTCGTGGATTGGGGTATCCAGAAAAAATAACTGAATTTGGTGATTTAGAAAAAACTGCAGTATTGGGAGTTGAAACTAAATTTGGTCAGTCTGGAGATGACATATACTCTGATGCTACCTTACAAATTCTAAGTAGTAGTTTAGTTCCACAATTTCAAGTAGTATTCAGTGACTGTTTTCCTTATAGTCTTTCAACTGTCACTTTCGATGCAACTGATACTGATGTAGAATACTTTACAGCAGACGTAAGTTTCAAGTATAGTATCTACAGAATAACTGATTTAGAAAATAAAAATTTAACATAATATGAGCCTCAATCTTGATTCTATTCAAGAGATGTGGGAAAAGGATTCAAAAATTGATAGAGACAATCTACATGAAGAGTCTTTGAATATCCCCTCTCTACATGCAAAGTACTTTGAGTTATATAATACAATATTCCTCTTAAGAAAAAAAGCTGAACAACAGCGTAAAAATATCCGTCACGAACGGTATGAGTATTTTAGTGGGAAAGCAGATCCAGATGTATATATAGAAAACCCCTTTCCAAAGAAGATAAGGGATAAGGATACTATGCAGAAGTATTTGGATGCCGATACAAAACTTTCCAATAGCTCGCTAAAAATTGATTATTATGATACAATGTTAGTGTATATAGAGAGTATTTTAAAGGTTGTTCAAAATAGGACCTTTCAAATTAAAAATGCTATTGAGTTTATGAAGTTTAATTCGGGGTTAGGATAATGGCAATGAATTTTTATACTGCCGGTGATGGTACGAGTGGAACAAGGTCCGACGATAAAACTGAAACCCGAACTGACCTTAATATTAATATGGCCGCTGGACAATCAAGGTGGCAAACTGGTCCTAATTATGGATGGATTCATACAGAACTTTCACCTGAAGTTATGAAATATCTTTGGAAATTAATTAAGAAAGGTGAAGTAGCAAAAGATGATTATAAACAGCGATTAGCAGGAAATATTAGCACAGAATTTGGAATTATTGATGAAGATAATTATTTTCAAGATAATATTGTACTTCCTCAAGTAGAATTATTTCGTAATAATAATGGTGGAAGTGATCCAGTTAGAAATTTTGTACAAATGTCTCCTGGATCTCCACTTAGACTTACAGAATTTTGGGTTAATTGTTCAAAGCCAGGAGAATTTAATCCATATCATTTTCATGGAGGAGCTTATTCGTTTGCTATTTGGATGAAAATTCCATATGATTGGGATGAACAAAGTGAATTAAAACAATTTCAAGGAACAAAAATACAAGATAGAAAAGTAGGTTGCTTTGAATTTGAATATATTGATATGCTTGGTGGTATTAGAAATTTTGCTTATCGATTGTCAGATGCATTTGAAGGGCAAATGGTATTTTTCCCTGCATCATTGAGGCATACAGTATATCCCTTTTTTAATATACCAGGAAAACCTGAAAAGGATAATGGAACTCGTATTTCTATAGCAGGAAATCTTTGGTATGATACAACTGGAATGGGTTCGGAAGGAAATTATAGTACTATATTGAAGGAGTCCGCGATGAAAAATGAATCAGAATCTTATGATTATAGTAATGATGAATTTAAAAATAAAATTGATATAAAAAAAGAAAAGTAGAAAAACTAAACGTAAAGGATTCTCAAATCTCTAATAAATATTATTAGATTGATGGAACTATGTGAGTGACCTTATTATACAAAAGGCGAATGAGGTCTTCTTAAAGATTGAGCAGAACCTCATATCCAATATGAATTGCGAGACCACTTCACTTTTGAAGTTGAGTCAGCAAAGTTTATGCCACAATACCGCAGTAAACATTGGAATGGAGAGATACACTTATTTGATTTAAGAAAGAAGCAGATATATGTAGGATTGTTAGATAAAATTATTGCTTTTTGTAATAGACACGATTATTCATATAAATTTGTAGATAATGAATACTATGGAGTTCCCTTTGAAATAAATGAGGGAATATCATATCAAGGTGTTAAAGATTATATGAATGCTATATGTTGTCATTCACCCAGGAAATACCAAATTCAGGGAGTATACGATGCATTAAGACATAATAGAAAGCTATTGATATCTCCCACTGCATCTGGCAAATCGTTAATGATTTATGCTCTAGTAAGATACTACACAGATAAGCACGAAAAAATATTACTAGTTGTTCCGACGACATCTCTTGTAGAGCAGATGTACAAAGATTTCCAGGATTATGGTTGGGATGCTGAGTCATATTGTCATCGTATATATTCTGGTAAAGAAAAAACTAATGAATTCCCTGTTACTATTACTACATGGCAATCTGTACATAAATTAGAACGTAAATTCTTTGTAGATTATGATGTAATAATAGGTGATGAAGCTCACTTATTTAAAAGTAAGTCATTAGTATCTATAATGACAAAATTAGAACATGCAAAATATAGGTATGGATTTACGGGAACACTTGATGGAACACAAACACATAAATGGGTATTAGAAGGATTATTTGGTCCATCTTATAAAGTAACAAGAACTGATGAATTGATGAAAGAGGGGTATCTTTCTCAATTAGATATTCAATGTCTTATATTAAAACATCCATCTCAAAAATTCGAAACTTATCAAGATGAAATTCTATATTTAATTGAGCATGAACAACGAAATAAGTTTATAACAAATTTAACTTTAGATTTAAAAGGAAATACTCTAGTATTATTTTCTAGAGTAGAAGCACACGGTGCGGTGCTTTATGAAAAGATAAATACAAATAAGCGAAGTGATAGAAAAGTATTTTTCATTCACGGAGGTGTTGATACAGAAGAAAGAGAAGTAGTAAGAGAGATCACTGAAAATGAAAATAATGCGATCATCGTTGCATCTTATGGCACTTTCTCTACTGGTATTAACATTAAGCGGTTGCACAACGTCATTTTTGCGTCGCCTAGCAAATCCCGCATTAGAAACCTTCAGTCAATTGGTAGAGTACTCAGAAAAGGTAATGGAAAAGTAAAGGCAACTTTATATGATATTGCTGATGATTGTACCAAGAATGAAAGAAGAAATTATACATTAAATCACTTCATAGAACGAATTAAAATCTACAACGAAGAAAATTTTAATTATGAGATAATCACAATACAATTAAGGAAATAGATATGATCGAGGATGATTTTTACGCAACATTAAAACTTAAATCTGGCGAAGAAATATATGCCAAAGTAGCAGCTTCTGAAGAAGAAGGTAGGACAATGTTAATTATTCATAATCCTATTGTTATATCTGAAATTAAAGCAAAGGGCGGTATTGTTGGATATAAAGTAGAACCCTGGTTAAAAACAACAAAAGAAGATATATTTATTGTTAATTTAGATAATGTTA